CCCGAACACTGAATCCTTTTCGTTCGTCGCCCACAGCGCCCAGTCCAGAGGGATGTCCGCGACCTTCCCTGAGGCGCTGCTAGAGGGAGAGAACCCAGACATTCCGAACGCGCCAACGCTCCCCGAAGGAGCGAAGTCAATGCCTGAGAACTCTCCCTTAGCATTCCAGTGAGGAGTAGCGCCGCGAGGAGAGAGGGCAAGGAAAGGCTTCCAGACGAGTGCGTCTACGCCCCGATCCCAGACGGGCTTCTCCTCACCAGACTCGTTGTCCATGTACGTCCACTGAGGCTGCGCCAACTCGAATCGCTTGACCATTGGCGAGAAGCCAAAGTCAAACGAGTTCGTATACGCCATGATAAATCGGGCGTAAATCTTGCGGAGTGCGTTGTCCACGAAGGCAGCACGCTGAGGATCAGCCGACTTGATATACCACGGCGCTCGAATCAGCGGTACCTTCACAAAGGTGAGGCCAAACGCCAGCATGGGGTCGCGGCGCATCTGCTCCAACTTGGAGATAGGAATACGCTGGACATCAAAGGGTTGGCCCAGAACTTCTGATGCGTAGTTCCAGTTCACCCACGACCCTGACGAGGTCTGAGTGGTTGGTCTACGGTCTTGCGAAAGGCGCTTTGTTAGACGACTCCGAGTTTCAGAGTCACCATTCTCCGCGAAATTAGCTTCGCCCATGCGGTCATCGAGAGAGGGCGTCTTAGGCATAGGCTAGAGTGTACCTTTCAGGTGAGGTCAACGGGGTCATCTATGTGAGAAGTAGCGGAGGTCGGGAGATACCTCGGCGCACCGGACTTCACTGGACTCTTAGTGTACCTGGCAGAACCGGCTCGTGGGCGCTTAGGCTTAGCTCCCTGTCTGCGGAGCAGATACTTCATGTTCTCCACGAAATAGCGGAAGTTGGACATGACGTGGTTGAAATCGTCTACCGGCGTCTCTGGGTCGTCCACCATGCCTGCCTTGCGCTCCGGATAGTGGTAGGCATCGAACTCTAGAGGCATGACCTTGCACCGCATGATGTCCACAGCGAACATGTCGTTCTTCAAAATCTGGTTGCCTGTCTTGATCTGCTCCTTGATGTCGCGGGTGCAGAAGAACGAGGTCGGCATCCGCAACCCGACCCAGTCAGCACGCGCTCCAAGGTTAGCGGGGTCAGCGAACCTCCGCTTTACCTGGAATTCAGGATGAATCTCACGCCAGGTTTGCTCACGTGAAATAACCATGTTTCCAAGCTCTGTGTTACCCATACGAGACTTGTAAATCTCATCGAATGCGACGTAAGTACCGGCTGTCAATGTCTTGGTGGGATTACCACGGACATCGTTGAAGCCATGGACGAGAAGGTCGCGGTTGAGTACCTGGTACCAAGTCACAGCAGCAGGGTTATCAGTTCCCCAGTCCACGCTGAGGTAGATGTCACCGTACTCAGGCTTCGGGTCGTACCACTTGATCCCGTACCTCTCTTTGTTCCACGTCTTGAACACCATGCCGCCGACTTCCGGCTTGCTGCACTCTTGCTGCGCCTCCCAGGTGTCTTGGTCGGACTCCATGAAGGTCTTGTGCAAGTCGTCTAGCTCGATAAAACCTTGTGAGCGAGCAAGCTTGCCTTTGCATACGTCGGTAAATACTCTCTGGGTGCCGTCCTCCCACTTTCCGCTGGCGATCTGATTGCATTGACACTTCTCCTCTTCTGGCAGGTCGGGGTTGGCTACCCGACAGTTAGGCACGTTCTTCGCTGACTCGAACACGCACCACACGTACAGTTTGAAGGGAGGTCGGCGTCCCTCTGCCTCGGCCTCGTTGATTCGATCTAGAATCTGCTGCATCGGCCCCGCCGCACGCTTCCGGGTCGAGGTGATCCAGTCCACAGCAGCCCACCCGTCCTTGGACTGCGACATGTTGCGGCTCTCTTGGAACACGGACGGGTCCATAAGCTCTACCTCGTCGGCGTGGACTCCGTTAGGGTGGGGGCCATTGACAGCCGCGACCGTACCTGGCACGATTTCTACCTTAGACCCATTCTGGAAGGTCGTTTCCGACTCAATGGAACGGAGGACACCGGGGTGCTTCTGCACCTCCTTGACGTTGCCATGGCGCATGATGATCTTCTTAAGGTTCTCGTAGGCGCGCTTCGACTGAGCCTCAATCGCTCCTACCGACATGCTCTCGAAACCAGGCTTGAACGTCGAGTTCAGGAAATGGATGAGCGCGGATACCATCGTCTTCGATCCACCACGGTTAGCCATGGCGACGGCGGAGTTGACTCGCTCGAAGTAGATGTCAGCGAGGAAGTCGAAGGGAGTTGAGTGATCCTCACACACCTTTACGCGCGGAATATCGTACGCAAGGTTCTCCTTAATCCAGGCGTGGAGTTCGTCGTCAGTTTGCGGACCTTTGTCCGCTAGACCCTTCTTAAGTTGTTCGAGGTATCTCGCGGTGCTCCGCAGATCGTCCGTCTTCAACCTCGACAAAGCTTCCATCAATGATGTCATCTGGGATGACTCCTGCTTGTCGGAGTTCGAGGAACGTTCCTGCGACGAGGGCGAGAAGCTCGTCTCTTCTGAGGTCATCAAGCCTCTTATCTTCCTGCAACTGTCGCTCCACTACCTCACGTTCGTTCTGCAAGAGAGTTTGCGCTGCTGCACGGGAATTACCGTCGTTTCCATCGCGGACAATTTCCATCAATCGGTTGTAAATCGCATCGGCTTCTTCAGCCGTCTTTTCCGCGATGTAATCCGAAGCCCTTTTAATAGGCTTTCTTCCCTGACCACGGCCAGGACCACCGATCTTCCCCTCTTCAACGAGGCGTTTAGCGAGGTCGGACTGCTTTTTCCGACGCTCTGGAGTCCACGGACTGCTCATACGCTAGCCATGGTAACAGATTTCGGCGGTAAAGGTTACTACCTGCGGGGTGGTGAGGGTGCCTGCTATGGTTGTCCTCCCATGACTTGCGGCTCCTTCCAAGCTTTACAACTTGACAACTTGACAACTTCGGAGGTAAAGGGCACGTTGTCAAGTGGCGTTGGGAAAGTTCCCCCAGTCCCCCGTAGGGGGACGGGGAACTTTACAACTTTACAACTGGAGGTTTCGTGAACACACTCAGCCACGATCTGATCTACATTGCGATCCGAGACGGGAAGATTCAAGACCTCGTCAGCCAGGACTGGTTCAAGCCCCTGGAACTCGAAGGTGACGAGGATGCGGAGAAGATTCTCAAGAAGATTCGGCTCTATCACAGGTCCCATGGTGACTATCCGAGCCTTGGAGACATCGGACTCTCCATGGCTGACCTCAACGGAGGAGGTCAGGACTCCTGGGAGGAAGCGTACTCACGAATCAACGCTTTCCGGAAGCGCGCTCAGCGGATTGAGCTTGTCCAAGAACTGGCAAGCTCTCTTGACCTGGGTGTAGAAGCGTTTGACGAGAAGTCGGACGAGTTTTTCGAGGCTCTAGCAGCCATCAGACGGAACGAGGGACAAGCTCTCTGGACGAGCTTTGCGGACGTGGAATACTCAGCGGTGGAGTGGCTCTGGGACAAGTGGATTCCCTTCGAGACGATGACGGTCATCGCGGGAGACGGAGGCAAAGGCAAGTCAACCTGGGTCACTCACCTTGTAGGCAAGGCGACCCGTGGAGAACTCACTGGAACGCCTGAGTCCGTGCTGCTTATCAACGCGGAGGACAGCGACTCTAAGGTTGTCAAGCCGCGTCTGCTAGCGAGTGAAGCGGACATGTCGAAGTGTTACACCATCGACCTGAGCCAGACGACCATCGAGATTCCCCGGAGCCTCAACATCATCGAGCAGGGAATCAACGCGTTCGGAGCGAAGCTCGTGGTCATCGATCCGCTCAACTCGTTCCTGCCTGAGAACTTCGACTCATACAAGGACCAGTCGATCCGGCAGGCGCTCGCTCCGATCAGCCTCATGGCCGAGCGCACCGGCGCGGCGATCATGTGGGTGCTTCACACCAACAAGCAGGGTGACATCATGGGTTCGAAAGCGTTCCAGAACCTCGCCCGGTCAGTGCTCGTGTGGGGAGACATGCCCGACGACGAGACTGGCGACCTGAGAGTCTTGGCGCACCGCAAGAACAACTACGAAAAGCGGCAGCCAGCCATGCTGTTCGAACTTGAGTCCACCGTTCTGCGTGACGCTGACAGCAAGGGTCGCATCGTGACCTCGACCAAGATTCACGAGCGCGGTGAGGTACACGTGGCAGCCGAGGACATCCTCCGAGCCACTGCCAGCGAGAGCATCACCAAGGGCACACGCCAGCCGAGCATCGCGGACAAGAACCGGCAGGCGATCATCGAGGCTGTTCGCAACCTGGGTGAGGGTGCCAAGCTCGAAGCGATCCTCCACGAGACACGCCTGTCACGACCGACCTGCCTGGGACATCTCAAGTTCTTGGAGCAGGAAGGCAAGCTCATTCGGGAAGGCTATCCGCACGTGTGGAGACTAGACGAGAGAAGTGCCACCAATCCGTTCTTGCAAAAGAGACTGGAGCGTGATAGAGTTGGCGAATGACACAGATTCACTGGATGAGATGGTAGAGACAGCGGTTCTCCACCACAAGAGAATCACGGTACTCGACAAGGGGCTACTCGAACTACAAGACTTCTCTTCTGACGGCGACCTCTCTGTCGTCAACGCTGCGCGCGTTTCTTTCTTGACACAGTCGGATGAGATGTCGGAGAAGGACGAGGGTCTTATCAAGTTTCTAATGAGGGAGCGTCATGGGACACCGTTCGAGCACAACTTTTTCAAGTTCCGGGTCAAAGCCCCACTGTTCGTGTTCCGTGAGTGGCATCGGCATCGCGTCGGTCATTCTTACAACGAGTGGAGTGCCCGGTACTCTCAGCTAGCGCCAGAGTTCTACATCCCTTCTGTGGTTCTCGGTCAGGTAGGTAAGCCAGGAGCTTACACCTACGAGGAGTTCAACGACGAGAACTCAGAGCAGTTCTTGGAGTGGCTGCAAGACGCGTCCACTCTCGCATATGACCTGTACGAAAAGAGCCTCGAACTTGGAATAGCAAAACAACAAGCTCGTCTTTTCTTGCCGGTCAATATCTATTCGGAAATGATTTGGACATGCAATGCGCGTTCGCTAATGCATTTTCTTTCTCTCCGAAACGCACCTAATGCCCAAATGGAAATCCGCGAATACGCGCAGGTTGCCGAGGGCTTTTTCTTTGATGTGATGCCTGTCACCGCGCAAGCGTTTGTTGACAGCGGTCGCATCGCACCTTAGTTATTACTCGTGAAGGAGTAACCATGCTCAATAGTTCTGTGTTCCAACCCGATGACCTCGGAGAGTCCGTGTTCCGGCGCAGCTATGCCCGTGACAAGGACGAGACATTCGCGGATGCGTCCCGGCGCGTAGCCGATCACGTAGCCGCCGCAGAAAGCAACGGCAAGGTGCATGAATGGAGCGACCGCTTCTTCGCGCAGATTGCCACGAACCGCTTCATGCCAGGTGGTCGCATTTGGTACGGCAGCGGACGCCCGAAGGCTCAGCTTCTCAACTGCTTCGTCATTCCCACGGCAGACAGCCGAGAGGGATGGGGTCAGATGTTGAAGGAGTCCCTCATCATTTCCGGAACAGGAGGCGGAGTTGGAATCAACTTCTCACCCATCCGACCCAACGGATTCGAAATCAAGGGAACTGGCGGAGTTGCTACTGGCCCGGTGTCCCTTATGCGGATGGACGACGCCATCGGAACCGAACTCGTCGCTGGTGGTGGACGACGCATGGCTAAGATGTCCTGCCTGGACATCACACATCCTGACGTGGAGGAATTCCTTGACTGCAAGCTTGTCGATGGACGACTACCCAACACCAACATCTCCGTTGTTCTTGATGGA